CCTGCACTCCGTACCGGTACGAGCGATCGATCGTAGAATTTGACGTAATTGTGATGGTTGTGTTGAGCGCCGTGGTAGACCAATTCGCGGAGTTGTGAGCGTCATCCGTCGCCGATGACATCGTATCCAGATCAGTCTCGTCGGTCCATCGAACTACGCGATAAGTAGCTTCTCTGGTGATTATCGGCGCCCCTGTAATCCCAACGCTTCTCACCACAACGCTTGTAATGGTTTGTCCATCCGGCAGGTCGTCGATCTCGAGGAGTGTGTGATACTGGGTAGAGTCACCCGGGATCACCACATCAGGGATGTGTTTCCCATCCGCTCCCGTCACTTCAAATTCGTGCTCTACGCCAGTTTGGTCCGACCCGAGCAATCGGAGGTTCCGGCGCGCCCACGACCGCGCAGGCGACAGCGCAAGGTTCGTCCCGCCTGTCAGCGTCGTCGTCCCGCCGAGGTTCACCGTCGAGCCGGAGTTCGCCGTCAGCGTCGTACCGCTGACGAGTTTCGGCGAACCGGTGATCGAGTTCGTGCTGCCGAAATTGACGATCCCGGCCGTGTTCAGGACGCTTCCGTCCTGAAGTTGGAACGTGCTGCCGTCGTAAGCCGTGATCAGCGAGCCGTCGCGCCAGTTCATCGCGCCGCCCGTCTCAAGGTCGAGTCGAGCTCCGCTCTGCACGGAAATCTCGCCAGTGCTCTGCGCGATGATGTAGCCGTTCGACCGGACGTAGATGATCCCGGGACCATCCACGTAGAACGCGCCGTTGTGCGTGAACGTCGCGCCCGACTCGATGGTCGTCTCGGAAATGCTCTCGAACGTTGTCTCCGCGTTCGCGGTGAATACGGTCGGGCCGTCGAACTCGAGGCCCGCACCGGCGATCTCGATCGGGTCAGCGGGCTCGTAGCGCGCCCCGCCATCAACGAAATTCGGGCTCTTCACGTGGTCCGTGTCGAGCGCAATCATCTGCGCGGCGGTGACTTCATCGCCGACCGCCCAGCCGAGCGGATTCGCGGGAGTGAAAGCAGCCATCTACGTCGTGACCTCAGTGCGCGAGAGGAGTGAAATTCAGCACCGAACCAACCGAGCCCCCGTTGCAAATCAGCCCGATCCGCGGCGTGCGAACCTGATGGATCCTGAAGTCCACCCACGCGGGGAGCGTGGTGTTCAGGTATCGTCGCGCAGCGAACCGCACGTCTTGCGGTATCGCCGTCTCCCCCGCCTCCAGCCTGTAAATCACGCGCACCACGAACTCGTCGCTGTAGTTCGGGTACTGCGGCACGCCGTGCAGCGACTCGTCGCCGTAGCTCGGAAACATCCGCCCGAGCATCGTCACCGTCGCCTGCTCGTGTGCGAGCTCGTCGATGTCGAACTTCGGCGAGATCACCTGCAGCGACCGCTTCAGGGTGCCGACGTTCGCGAGCACGCGCACGGTCCACGCTGCGAGCACCGCGAGCCGTCGGTCCTCGTCGTTCGCGTCGCTGCCCGGCGCGATACCGAGCACGCGCTCGTAGACGGGCACGTGTTCGGTCGCATGCTCCGGGAGCGCCTGGAACGCGGCGCGCTCGTACGCGTCGGTCGCGGTCGCGATGGCGATCGCCTTCGCGGCGCGCCACGCTGCCTCGAGGCCGTTCTCGTCCTTCGCCGAGCCGCCGCGACCGACCGCGTTGCGCAGCGCGTTGTAGACGTTCTCGATGTGCGATGTCTGACCGCCGAGTTCCAGCGGGAACGAATTCGCCCAGCCGAAGTCAGGCATCTGTTGACAGGTACGCTGCGTGTGTTAGCATGGGTGGACTATGAGCGAAGAATCCGAGATCGTTTCACTGCCGAAGCCAGAACGCGTAGACACGGAGCAATGCTGGTTCTTCAAGAACACCAGAGAGACGTTCGAAGTATGGGAACTGTACACCCCTGGTAATGTCGCAGCGCTCCGGTACCGCCTCCGGGACGGGCACGTACGACGGATGGATCTGGCTACGTCTGTCCTGCTTCGAAGCGACGACTGGCTCTACCTCGGCAACGGCGAGTGCCCGGCAACGAAGGAGCACGAATGAGCAGCGAGATCGCGGATGAGTTGGATAGGTTGGCGAAGAAACTGGATGCGAGAGCACGCGAAGCGGCGCAGTTGAGAGACGACTCCCAGTTCGAGATGGAGGCGCAACATCAGAGCGGCAGTAAGATCGCGTATGCGCAAGCGGCCATCGATCTGCGCGAACGCGCCGCCGAGCTTCGCGCGCAGCGCAGCGAACCGACGTACAAGCCGCAGCCGAAACCTGCCGAGGTGCGCGCGGGGCAGTGGTGGATGTTCGAAGGCGACGTCACTCGCGTGCTCGGTCGGTGCGATCCGGACGTGCGTCGAAACGACGTGGTGCTGCCGAGGGATCGTGGCGGACTCGCAGAGATGCAGAGCGCAAGACACATGCTCTCGTCATCGCTCTGGCTCTATCTCGGCGACGGCCCGCTCCCCGCGACCTAGAACAACGTCACCAGAAACGCCCCGTCCGTCGCCGCCTCGGTCGACGCGCGGAACAGCCGCACCGTCACGATGCGACCGTCCGTGATGCTCCAGTCGCCGACCAGCGGCACAGTACCAGCCTTCGCCGACACGGACGCGCCGATCAGGTTCGTCGCGACCTCGACGCCGTCGGCGTCCGCGTATGTCGCGGCGTACGTCAGCGTGTACACGCCAGCGCCTGTGCGCGCTGGCGTCGGCGCTGCGCCCTGCCACGCGTTGCCCTGCGCGGTGATCGAGAACGTGCCGCCGCTGTACCCAGCGAGCACCCACGCGCGCCCGGCGCCCTGTCCGAGGCCGGCGAGGTTCCACCGCACGAGGTTCACGAACGCAGCGCTGGCGTCGTGGGTCGCGCTGCGGGGCGCCGTGCGGTCGACGCGGCGAGCGCCGAACGAGGTCAGCGAGGGGCGTGTGGGGTAGCCTGACATGGTTCAGTGCTCGACGCGGATGTTGACGACAATGCTGGGTGTGTTACGGTATATGTGATGAAATCAGACCGGAGTCGCCATGTGCGAACCCTTCCGAAGCCGACATTCGTCGACGTGGGTCAGTGGTGGAGCAGGAGTCGTTTCTCTGGCGGACCCGCGATCGTGATCAGTACGGATGGAGATCAGGCGATTCTGGCTCAGGACAGACACATCAACTGCACGATCAAGGTCTCGGTCCGACTCATGCTAGATGAGCCGAAGTGGCTCTATCATGGAATCGGTCAGCGGCCGGAGCCTCAGAATGCGTAAACCGCCACCTTCCCGATCGTCACCTGCGACGGCCCCTCGATCGGCGTCGCAGGCACGGTCGGCGTCGTGACGCTCGCGGAAATCAGCTCGCTGTCCGCGAGCGCGAGCCCCAGCACATCGCCGAGCCGCGTGGTCACCGTCGATCCTGCGCGGTACGGCAGTTCCTCGTGCGGTTCTGGGAACCTGTACGCGCGGTGCGCGCGGTCGTCCGTCGCGAGGTCGACCACCTCGCCCGGTCCGCGCTCGTCGAAATACGACTCGATCGCCTCGGCGATCAGCGTGCGCCGCGACGTGTCCGGGCTGATGTAGTCGCCCACCGCGACGCTGCTCGCGACGCTCAGCACGACGTCGTAGTTTCCACCGCCCGCGCTCGCGACGCTCGACACGGACAGCGACTCGAACCGCGACGTCGCCTCGACCCAGCGCATCAGCCTCGGCGCGGTGACGCCGGACGGCAGCGCGGTGTCGCTGTGCATCCGGAAATGCGTCGTGTCCGCCACGCTGACGACGCTCGACACCGCGCTCGTGTACCCGGGCCACGGGGTCAGGTCCGACCATCCGTTCGACGACCCGCGCGCCATCGAAAGGTTCATCAGTAAATCCGACGGCTCCGCGACCGCAGGCACGACGACGACGTGCACGCGCGCGGGCACGTCAGGCGACAGCGTCGGAACAAGCCGGCTCCGTACCGCCTCGAGTACGGTCAGCCCCGCGATGCGCGCGTTCGGTCCTGCGGCGCCGCTGCGCTTCTGGATGGGCGTGACGAGCACCGAGCCGGAGTGGAACGCGCACGAGTACACGCACGCGTCCTCGACCGCGTTCGACGCGGCGCGCGCCCACACGCGGAAATGCGACTGGTTGCCGGCGGCGGGCTTGTGGCGGATCCGCGCGATCAGCCTGCGCGCGAACTCCGCGTCGGTCTCGTCGCTCGTACCGCCGACGAAATCCTCGACGACCGTCGCCGTCGCGCCCATCGCGGGCGTCGGGTTCGCCCAGGTGATCACGTCACCGACGACGAGGTTCGTCTGCCGGCCGGTATCGCGCCCCTCGACGACGAGCTCGACGACGCCGTTGCCGGGCGTGACCGTCGTCGCGCGCACCTGGTAGCTGAGCCCAGCGGCGTCGGTGCCGTAGATCGCGGTGCCGTCGGGGATCGTGGTCGACCCGGTCCACACCGTGCTCGCCTGCGCGGTCGTCGTGACGGTGCCGTAGCCGCCGGTGCCGGTCAGCGGCGACTCGCCCCACATCGCGCCGTGGTAGCCGCGCAACCACGACGTCGATGCGCGGTCGATGCGTACCTGATCCGCCAGCCACAGCGCGCGCTGCTGCTCGCCCATCAGCACCGCGTCGATCGCGTCCGCCTCGGTCCACCAGCGCGAGCCGTCGGCGGTCGCGGTGGCGATCTCCGACTCGGTAAACTCGACGCCGGTGTCCGGATTCAGCAGCTCGCGGAGCGCGTTGCGCCACGACGCGAGGATGAGCTCGCGGTGCTGGCCTCTCGTGAAGAACGAGAATTCGCGGTCAGCGGCTTGCAGCGTCAAGTCTCACAGTCCTTTTCTCGTGTCGGTTGGCCGCGCGAAGGTTGTAGTACTCGAAGTACAGGTGGCCCGTGTCGCCGTTCTCGATGACGGCGAGTTTGTCGAGTCGGATGTCGCCGCGCGCGATGAGCGTCGAAAGCGCGATCTCGCACTCGTCCTGGATGCGTCGCGCGAACGCGTCGTCGACCTTGCGCACGTCCTTGAATCGCTGCCCCGTCGCCATAACCGACACGCCAGAACCGCGCTCGGTGCGCAGCGCGGTGACCACGTGCGAATCGACCGGGTGGATGCCACGCAGGATCGAGCGCAGTTCGCCGGTCGCCGGGTCGATGTCGTCCGCCAGGATCGCCGGCGGCTTCGACGGGGAGACGAACTCGACGGGTGCGCCGAAGGAGGCCGCGGACGTGCCGGCAGCGGCGATGATCGGAGGGGCGGGCATGGTTGACGTTGCGGGTGGTCGCGCTTACGGATCGACGTGGTTCTGGCGTGGCGCGGGTCGCGTGGCTGCAACGCGAAGGAGTTCTGAAGAGGCGCTCCCTGAATACCGCGTAAGGTGCGAAATCCAGTCTCGTCGCGGTTGCTAGCTGCACGTCGAGTCAGGGAGTCCCGCATCTCGTCCGGTCACAGCCGCTCCGGCTGTGACCGGACGTCGCCGAGGGGTGCTCAGTCGAGCGGGCAGGGGATGCTGCGGGGGATCGGGAGCGTCGGAGGTCCGGGGACGTCGGGCAGCGCCGGGAGCGCGAGCGACGGCGCAGGAGGCTGCGGAAGCCCCGCCAGCGCCGGCACGCTGAGTAGGCTAGGAAGCGTCGGAGCAGACGGCGTGCTCGGCAGCGCGACGCCTGCGAGCGCTGGCGTTGGCGGCGCTGGGATGCCGGGCAGCGTGGGGAGCGCCCGCAGCGTTGGCAGCGACGGCGGAGCGGGGACCTCAGGCAGCGACGGCAGCGCGGACGCGGGCGTCGGTGGCTGCGGGAACGCGCAACTCACGGACCGATGACGAGGTCGGATCCGACGAACTCGGAAGGCGGAACCTCGGCGCCGCTCACCATGTCACCAACCTTGGATATCTGACCGGCCAGGGACACGCAGTTCGCTCCACTCAGACCATACATCTGCGTGCCCATAGGCAGCGGCTGTACCTCGAACACTCGGACAAGTGATCCGCATTGATTCACGGTCTCCATCGTCAGCCCCCTTCGCGCATCAGTGAAGCCACACGATGGTGTGAACACTTTCTGAGTACAGGATGCATCTGCGAAGTAGAACGTATGCCTGAGATACAGCGGAACGCAGTGTTGCCTGCCGTCCGACATGGGCCACCAACCGCATGCGGCATCCAGCAGAGAATCGTGCCACCCGAGCCACTCCTTCGCGCCGTCGTCAGCGACGCGGTACTGACTTTGGAGGCGCGATCCAGGTACCGGATCAGCGTTGGCGACTGGAACCGGACCGCCTCCAGCTGGACTCGTTTCCGAGACGCCGCCCGTTCCAGCGGCATCGCTGACCATGCCGCCAGTGCCGCCATCACCGGCGCCGCGCTCTGCGGTAGCCCCACCCCCAGCGCTGCCTGTGCATGCATAGGCGGACGCGACTGCGACGTACACTGCAACGCTTCCGGCGAACATCTTGAACGACTGAGCGATCTTCATGTAGGATTCCTATCAAACAGGCGGCGGGATAGTAACCATGAGCGAGGTCGATGCGACACCAGGAGGCGTCAACCCCGCGAGCACCGGGACCGGCGGAGTTGGAAGGTTCATGTTCCCTACCACCATCGACCCGTTCACGTTCACGTTCCCGTTGATCACGATGCCATCATCGTTCAGTTCGATGTACGCATCGCCGTTGCGGTTCATCAGCAGGATCTTCCCGTCCGCAAGCTGCACGCTCACGCCGCTGTCGTGCATGATCGTAATGTTCGAGTTCGCGTTCGTCGTGTCGATGCTGATCGCGCTCGCCTTCGATCCGTCCGCCTTCGGCGCGTAGATCGTAACGTCTGTGCCGTCGTTCGTCGCGTTCGCCTTCAGCGACACGAAGCCGCCGTGGTACTGCGCGATCCCGAACTCTCCGTCCTTCGCGTTGGTCTTCACGCTGAGCCGCGGGTCGCGCATCGCGATCGGGAGGAGCCCGTCATCGACGCGGATGCAGATCACCTCCGCGGCGCCGTTCGCGTCCGGCGGCAGCGGGCGACCGAACCAGCCCAGCGTCCCGTAGACGACCTGCTTGTTCGACGTCTCGCCCTCGATGCCCTCGACGTTCGCAAGCAGCACGCGTTTCGCTCCTTCGAGCACCGTGGACACGACGCGACCCAGCGTGAACGTCCAGTCAAACGCACCCATTCAGACCTCGAAAATCCCCGGCGCCACGAGCGACAACGACGTCGTCGCGCCGTCGTTCGGCGAGCCCGTGCAGACGACCCGGCTGATGTAGTACAGGCCAGCCGGAGACCCGACCGCGTCGATGTCGACGTCGCACGTCGTGTTCACGCCGTACGGGATTGCACTCGCGCCATCCCAGTACGACCAGCCATCGACGCTGATCTCGTAGCAATCCTTGCGCTTCGATCGGTTCGCGCGCTCGCGGTTCGCGCGCGCTTGCGCGATCGATGCGCTCCGCGACCCGTCGTCCATGATCAGCACGGGTCGATGAAACCCTGCCGCCTGCACATCGCTCCACGCCGCGGCGACCTTCACGCGCTTTCTGTTGTCGTAGTCCTCGCCGATGAGCGCGCCGTGCACGTTCACCTCGCTCGGCACGTCGCTCCAGTCCGCGATGCGCTGCCACTCGAGCAGGTTGTTCGCGTGCGACTGCCAGCCGCGCTTCGAGACGAACCGGTACAGCGGCAGCTGGCGATCGTCCGGGGCGCCCACATACACCCTGCCGTCCGGCGTCTCCCAGTGCATCAGCCCGTAGCGCTTCAGGTGCTTCTCCGCAGCCTCTCGCACCGTCTCGGGCGGGTTCACCTTCGCTTCCTTCGCCGTCATCCGGCGCAGGTCCGCGGGTGGCGCCTGTCCGCGTGTACCCCTGCCCGTCATCAGGTCGCGCTCCACGTCGGCGCGGAACACGAAGTCGCGCTCCGTGAGCCCGTACGGCGCGTAGAGCTTGAGCAGGAAATCCTTGATCGTCGCCTTCTCGACGCGGATCGTCGGGTCCGCCGAAGCGTAGAACGCGTCCGCCATGACGCCGCGGATCGTGATGTTCGTGCTGCTCCCGTTCGCCGCGCTGCCGCTCGTGTTCGGGATGTACACGCGCCCGGTCATCCGCAAGCGGTCGTTCAGGTACACGCGGAAGCGACGACCGTGTCCGACTACGTTTGCGAGTTCGGCGTACGTCGCGTCGTCGCCGACGTCCATCACGCACTGCGTGGGCGCGCCGATCTCGTTCGTGATCTCGATCGAGTTGAAGCGGTCGAACGTACCGAGTTCGGACTCGACGGTGATTCTGTCTACCGGCCTGGCCATACGCTCACGCGCGCGCGAACACCTTCACGACCGTGCGCGGCTCGATCGCCAGCGGGTCGCCGAGGTCCGGGTTCGCGGCGATGAGTTGCGTCGGGTCCTGATCGAACTGCACGGCGATGTCGAAGATCGACCGCTGCGACGGCACGACGTACGGAACGAGCCGAGGCATCGCGGATTGCTTCTCCTCGACGACGCGCGCCGCCTTGTCGCGCAGGTCGATCAGGCCGCGCAGCGCACGCGCGCCGGGCGGCGCCGCGAGGAGCTCGCCGACTTGCGTGCGGCGCGACGCGTGGATGTCCTCGAGGCGCTCGCACAGCGCGATGACGCGCTCTGCCTGCGCTTGTAGGTCGCCGAGGTACTCGAACGGCGACGTGATGAGCGTTTCGACCTCGGCCGCGAGTTCGCTGATGCCGGCGCCCGAGTCGGACAGCGACACGCCGTTCTGCTCCGCGGAGAACGTCGTCAGTTCCGCGACGCGGCGCGATGCGCTGCGGGCGCTGGGCGCGGCGAACGACTGCGCGGTGAGGCTGTCTTCGTTGTCCTCGATGAACGTCAGGACCGTCGCCGCCATGTCGCGGTCCTCGAACGTCTCGACAGACTCAATCGTCTCGAGACGACAGCGTCGCTTGCCGTGACGCGGCAGGTACAGGTTGCCCGTCTCGTGTACCTTCAGGCTCTTCTCGAGATAGTTCGGGAGCCCTGGATACATGTCGTCGGAGGGCATGCCCTCCTCCGAGCACCCGTTGTAGAAGTCGACCTCCAGCGTGAAGGTCGTCTCCATCGAGCCGGTGTCGTCGAGCTTCGCGCCGTCGCGGTTCTGACGAGCACGACGCACGATGCGGTTTCCCGATCGCGTGTTGACTTTCTTGACGGGTATGGGGATCCGGTATCCCGTTACTTCCCATACGCACATGGAAAACGTCTCGAAAATCTCGTCAGCCACCGCGCGTGTACCCCGGCGCCGTGGGTGCGCCGCCGCCCGGCGATGCGCCAGCTGGCTGCTTCAGGTCGTTTACGTTCACGATCTGCGCGCGCACCACACCGTCGATACCCATCTTGCGCGCAAGCCCGGGCCGCTCCGGCCCGTTCGATTCGAAGAACGACGCCATCTTCGCAAGCAGCCCGTTTGCGTGCTGCGACTGGCTGTCGAGCACTTCTTGCTCCATCTGCGCAGCGACGCTGCCGGCGCTCTCTTTGCGGATCTGGAGCAGCGTTGCCTGCGCGCGAAGTTTGCTGAGCTTCTCTGGGTCTTCCTTCTCGAGTTTCGAGATCTGCTCCGGCGACATCTGTAGCGCGGAGAGATCGCGCGCCGCCTTCGCCTCGCGACCGCGCGCCTCGCGCGCCGCCTTCGTCTTGCCATACTCCTCCGCGCTCATGCCGGAGGTGAACATGCCGACCCAGTCCGCGAACGAGCCGAGCGTCTCTCCAGCGAAGATGATCGCGTCCGTAAAACCGCGGATCGCCTCTGGGTTGTTCGAGAACTCGTCGACCAGCCTCGACAGCGCAGGCGTCACCGACTCGCTCACCTGCGAGACAATCGACTGCCACGCAGCGGTAAGCTTCGCGGTGTTCGTCGACTGGGCGCGCTCGCTGTCTTGCATCACGTCGGTCCAGGATCCAGCGGCGTTAATCGCCTTGTTGAACTCCTCGCGCAACATGGCGACGCCGGCATCGCGCTTCTGCGCAGCGGTGCCCTGCGTCGAGCCGTACAGCGACTGGTACTTGGCGATCAGCGGGTTGATCGCGCGGATGCCCTGCTCGCCGAAGATCTGCGCAAGCTTCGCGTTCTTCTGCTCGGTGTTCGAGCCGCCAACCTTCGAGATCGCGTCGACAAGGATGTCCGGGACATCGCGGACCTTGCCCTTGTCGTAGACCTTCACGCCGGCAGCGCGCAGATCATCGCTCTTGACCTTGAGGTTCGTGAGCAGCGACTCGACCGCGGTCGCGGCCTGCTCGCCGGAGCCAGTGCCAGAGCGCGCGATCTGCGTGATTCCACCGAGCGTCTTCACGCCTTGCGCGTTCTTCTGGATGCCGAACGCAGCGCCAGACGCGGCCAGCCTCTGAAACAGCGCGGCGGCGTCTTTCAGTTCGAAGCTGCCGCTTTTGCCCTGATAAATCAGGGCCGCGAGCACGTCACGCACTTCCTTCGGATCGACCACACCGAACTGCGTCGACACAGAGGCGACCGCTTCGGACACGTCGCCGATCTCCGCACCTGAAGCCGTCGCCGCGATGCCGAAGTCGTTCAGCGAGCTACGCACGGTGGCCAAGTCGCCGGTGAGCGACACGAACTTGCCTGCCGCGTCCGCTGCTGCCTCCGCGGTGATGCCCTTCACGTTGCGCGCGACCTCGAAGAACTCCGCTGTCAGTTGCTCAGGATTGACGTACTCGCTCCCGGCCGCGCGAGCGCCGATGCTGATGCGGTTCGCCGCCTCCTGTACGCGGTTCGCCTCGCCGGCAGCCGCAGTCGTCGTGCTGATGGCCGCGTCGATGCCCTGCTTCCCGTAGTCCGCCGCGAGTTGCCCAGCCGCGATCGTACCGACGCCGATGCGACCCTTCGCGCCGCTGAACGCGTCCTTGAAGTAGCTCTTGATCTTGCGCGCGACGACGAGCGCCTTCACGTCCATCGCGTGTAACGCGGACAGGAACCCGTCCTTGCTGAAGCGGATGTTCCGTAGAGAAGCGAACGTGCTTTTCGTGCGGTTCGCGAAGCCGGCGATGTCGCGTCCGGACTTCACGATCCACGTCTTGATCGCGCCGGAGAGCGTCTCTTCGATCTTCTTTGCCGGCGGCACGAACACCGTCGGCAGTTTGTTGACACCCTCCGGCGTGACGCGGAGTCTTACGTTGGCATCGTGGTCGGCCACTTAGAACAAGCTCAGTTTCTCGATGTACTTGCCGCGCAGGATGCTCGCGATGTGACCGAGCGTCAGGCTACCCGAGCGCCAGTCGCGCCAGATGGCGATGATCGTAGCTGCGTCAGACATTTCGCAAGCATGCTGGCCATAGTAATAATAGAGCTGTCCAGCTCTTGACCAGCGATACCGACTAAAGGGCTGAGGTTCTGCACCTTGTCGATCGCGTACGCAGCGCGCACAACGTCGTCCTCCGACACGCGCGTGACCGCGGGGTCGATCATGCGTCGGTACACCTCGAGCCGTCGCCACACGTCGACGAGCGACTCGGTGTCGAAGCCCTTGCCGGGCTCGTTCGAGAGCAGCCAATCGAGCGGCTGGAACTGGTCGCCGGGCGCGTTCGGGTCGCGCAACGAGCGCGCGAGGATCGCCATCTGATCGAGCTGCTCGAACAGGTCGGCGTTCTCCTTCGGGTCGAGCTGCTTGTCCTTGCAGAACTTCAGCGCATCGCGCCGCGCGTCCATGATCTCCACGGTCCGCGGCACGCGCACGAGCACCTTCACGTCCTCGTAGCCACCGCTCGCGGTGACGCGACGAATCTTGTCGGGGAACAGAAGGCGCCCACCGTGCTCGATGAGCGCCAGGTCCTCGACCGTCTTGCCTTCAAGCCACTCGTGCAGCATCGATGTCAGCTGGCCTTCTTGATCCCGCAGATGAACGTGAGGTCGATCTTGCTCGCATCGTCGAGCGGCTGATCGATATCGAACGACTGGTACACGCCCTCGCAGACCAGCGTGAGCCCACCAGGGAGTTTCACGCGAACCTGTTTCACGGTGCCCTTCAACACGAGGTCGACGTAGTCGCGCTCCGGTCCGGTCTCGCCGAACTCCATCGAGAACTTGATGGAGCCGTCGAAGTTGCCGTAGACGACGCCCGCGTTCCTGCGGCGCAGCGTCGCCTTCAGCTTCGCGTTGTTGTTCGCGCTGACCGTGAAGTTCGTGACCTGTACGAGTTCGCCATTGCCCATGGCAATGGCTGCACGCGGATATTTCTCCACGCCGTCACCCGATCCTCTGGCCGACCACGCCGAGCTTCGCGAGCGGCTTGATCACCTTGAAGGGAACCACGATGTCGACCTGCGACTCGTCCGTCGCGTTGATCTGCACGCTCAGCGTGCCGTCCGCGATGACCTCGTTCAGCGCATCGCGACGCAGCACGCCGCGCGACACCCACGTGTCCGCGTGTGCGATGACGAACGCCTTGATGTCGCGCACCTCGACGACGCCGGCCGGGAGCTCCTCGTCCTCGTCCGTCATGTCGGGATGGATCTTGGCGCCGCGGAACTCCTCTTTGAGCGCGCGGCGTAGGTCCTTCAGGTACGCATACGCTCCAGACACGCCGGACACGTACCGGAGCTTGTCGCTGCGGTTTCCGTCGCTGTCCTGCGAGTAGGTGGTCAGCGGAGCGACGAGGTAGAGGTCGAGTTGAGCGTCGTAGTTGACGATCGACAGCCCGTCGACGAGCGCGGCCTCGATCTCCGCCGACGTCGGTCGGTCCGCGACCATGTCCGCCGCGCCATACAGCCCCTCGATCGGGTCGTCGATGCGGTTCACAGCCGGGTCGATCTGCTCCTCGCGCATGCGCCGGCCGGCCTCCCAGCCCGCGAACTCGCAGCCGAGCGACTGCCCCGCCATGCAGTACACGTACTCGGTCGGCCCGTGGTTCCGAGCGATGGCGCCTGTGCGCGCCGACGCGAGGGCGCCCGTCAGACCCACGATCTGCTGCTGTAGCTTCGCAGAGAGCCCGCTGTCGAGGTCATCGATGTGCTGCTCGACGCGCGCCGGGTTGCTTGTCGTCAACGCGGACTGCGCATCCGCATTCGATACACACGGCAGGATGTAGTCGTACTCGTACGCGCTGACGTTGGTGAGCGCCGTCGAGAAGTTCGGCTCTGTCGTGCCGCCAGTGAGCGCTGCGCCTGCCGCCGTCGCCGTGCCGCCCGCGCCGTCCTCGAGCGCAACGCTGTACAGGATGTCGTTGCCCCACGGACCGGGCAACTTCGCGGTCAGCGTGACCGCGGCAAGTGTGCCGCTGCTGTTCGACAGCACGACGGGCAGTTGGTCCGACAGTGCGTTGCCTGCATCGACAACCTTCGTCGCGATGTCAACGTCGTCCTCGCCGACGAGCCACGCGACGTCGAATTCCACACCCTTGATGGTGACGTGGACCGTGCGGGACGACGTGACGGGGTCGTCACCGTCGTCATCGCTGAAGGTGATCGTACCCGTCGCCGTACTGCCCGCGCTCGCCGCGGGGGCGATGACGTCGAGCGACGCCGTGGGGTGCGCTCGAAACAGCGCGGCCGCGGCGAGGTGACCCGGCGTGCCAGGGCCGAGCAGCGCGCGTACCTCGCTCGCGTCGGTGGCGCCGCGCTCGAGCTGCGTGTTCGCGGTGATGGTGCCCGCGCTGCTCTTTGGCGCCATGAGCAGGCACCGCAGCGCAAGCGAGCCGGGCGACGACGGGCCCGCGGTCAGGTCGACCGACAGGTACACGCCCGGCGTGAGGGTCGTCGGGGAGACGGCGACGGGGGGAGCCATCACTTACCGTCCTTGTCGAGCAGGATGGGGCGCGGGCGCTCGGTCGGCGCGACTACTGGCGCGGTTTCCGCGATCGCGCGGACCCCAGTCGCCTTCGCGGCCGGCGCATCAGCGTCCGCGGGCTTCGCGGCCTCGGCTGCCTCGATCGCGGCGCGCTTCTTCGCGGCCTTGCGGTCGTCGACCTGCTGCGCGTACTCCTCCGCGGTGCGCACCTTCAGCGAGCCGTCTCTGATCGCGCCGTCGTATTCGGCGCTGTAGCGCCTCGACTCGTTCACCGGAATCGCCACGATCCGCTCCTCGTCCCATTCGAGTTGTTTTCCGACGCGCTTCGCGCCGATGTACGTCCCCGCGGGCGCGCCAAAGCGCGGCACCGCGTGTCCCTTGACTGGGCTCACGTAGAGTCCGAACTCCATGTTGTGTCACTCCATCGAGTAGCGAGCGTCGTCGACGACAGAGACGCTGGGATCAGCGCCGGTGTCGAGGTCGTATCGCGTCACGAGCCACGGTTGGAACACGCGTCCGTCGCGCTTCTCCAGCGTCGATACCGTCGTGAACGCGAGCGTGTAGATGTACGAACTGTTGCGGATCGCGAGCCGGCGTGCGCGGCCGATCTCGATCCCTGGCGGCGCGGAGAACGATTCGCCGTCCACCGTGTGCCGGTTCATCAGAAGCTCGCGCGCCTCTTGCAGGACGTGCAAGCCTTCGGCGCGGCGCAGGTCGTCGCTCTCGCCGCGCGACGAGATGACCGACAGGACCCAGTTCTCGACGCACTTCGCCTGAACGCGCGACGTCCCGACCGCGGGGTCGCTGCCGTCCCAGAACAGCACGAGCGCCGGGAACAGGTGCGCTTTCGCCTTCGCGACGTCCTCTTCGGGCGAGTTCGCGCGGATCTGCTCGTAGAGGCGCAGCGAGCGCGCGACGCCGAAGCCCTCGGCCTGGCTGCCGCCGGTGAGTGTAGTCGCGACCTCGGCGGTCGGGTCGATGCCCTCGATGCCGGGGACCCAGCGCAGCCGCGTGCCGGCGGGCAGGTTCACCGCGCCGCCGCCGAACGCGGAGATCACGGGCACCGGGGTGCCGTCCGACGTGACGGTCGTCGCTTCGGTGGTCTTGAGCAGGACCATCGAGTCGAGTGCGCCGCCAATCGGGACGAGGTAACTGTGGCGCGGGATCTCGATGTCAGCGTCGAGGGTGCGCGCTGTGATGGTGCCGGAGGAGCGGTCGCCGATGAGCGACGAGAGGAGCGAGAAGATCGCCCGCGCGGTACGGAGGATGTCAGCCACTAGAAGTAAAACATGCCGGCGTCGATCATTGCCGGGTTGATCGCCTCACTGGGCCGACCGCGATCGAGTGCGTCCTGGATCTCCTTCTCGGTGATGCGCTCGAGCTTCTCGAATTCCTCTCGAGAAAGGCTACGAAACAGCCAGTCCTGGTCGACTTCGGGCTTAGTCATGCGGTCACCTATGCAGCAATGTACTCGATGATCACGTCGACCGCGTCGTCGTACACGGTCTCCGGCAGATCGAAGAAGTCGCGCAGCGGGATCTTCGTCCGCGGTTCCGCGCTGACGTGGTACACGGCGTATTCCACGCTGGTTGACGCCTCGGCGAAGTCCTTGCCGGACGACTGCGCGATGCTGCCTTGCAGAACGCCTGTATCGACGAGGATCTGATACTCCGAGCCGCGCCGCTGCCGCTTCGTCGACTCGGCGAGGTCAGCCCAGCCGGGCCCGCTCTGCTCGAACTTGTCATGCACCGCGGTGACCATCGACTCTGCGATGATCGCCATCGGCTCAGACAGGTCCGTTGCGCGATCCGCGAACTGCGACAGCACCTCGCGCAGTTCGCGCGTGTCGAGCGTGACCTCGCGCGACATCAGAATCCGCCTGATCCACGCGGGTTTGTGCGGCTCTGCGCGTACACGTGTCGCACCGGCGTGCTCACACTGACGCGCCCACGCAGCACCGGGTTCGCGCCGTGCTCGACCTCGGCGCCCATGCGCTCGGCGCCTTGGCCGAGGCGCTTCAGCATCTCCTCGCCGCGTTTGCGATGTCCGGCGTACGGCGCGCGCTCTCCGTCGGAACCGCCGAACTCGGGCTTCTGCTCACCAGCGAGCGAGATCGCGATGTCGCAGACGGCCGAGCGGAAACGTACGTCCTCGCGCAGGCGTTCCACCACGCTGCCCCCGAACGACGCATACAGGTACGCATCGGCTGCACCGCTCGCCTCCTCGATGATGGCGACGACCTTCTCCTGATCGGGCTCGGAGTCGCCATCGTGGTCGAGGAGGCGAGCGACGTTACCCTCGCCGAACCTGTTGTAGAGGTCGTCCAGCGTGATGTACCGCGGCGGGACGTACGCTGTCACCGCTCGTCCTCGTCGCCGCGGCGCTTCGGCTCGACAGCCTCACCGAGGCGCTTCGCCTCGTCGGCGGTGAGGCGCAGCGTCTCCCTTGCAGCGATCGTGCGCCGCTTGTCCTTGCCGCCTTGCACGATCCGGTGCTTCACGACGTACTCGCGCTTCTCCGGCGCGGGCTGCGTCGGAACAGCCTGCTGCGCAGACTGCGTGCCGCGCTGATCGTTCTGCTTCTGATTCGGATCAGCCATGGATCATCTCCTCACTGCACCACGTCGCGCAGGAGCGCGCCGGCATCGTTCGCGATGAAGATCGGACGGTCGCTGACGTGCACGACCATCATCGTGCCGCCCTCGGGGCCGCGGTCCTCGACGCGCCACTCGCGTGTCGCGTAGCCGACGCCCGCGGGGCCCTTCACGCGGAACGTCTTGATCGTCGCGAGGTCCTCGCCGGGCGAGTTCGCGGTCATCACGACGTGGTTGCCGAGCGCCATGCGCCACGCGGCGCCGGGCTGCGGCTTCGACTTCGACTGGACGACATGGATCGCGGGGAGACCCGGAATCGCGAAGTCGGTGATCGTGTCGATCTTGCCTCGGTTCGTGACGTTCGCGATGTCGCGACCGATCTCGCTCGCGCCGAGGAACATGCGCAGGTGCTCCTTGACCACTGGATGGCGAAGGAAGTAACCCGCGACCGTCTGATTCATCCAGATGTCGGTGGGCGGCACGCCGCTATCATCCATCGCGGCGAGCAGGTCCGCCATCGGATCCGAGTTCTCGAAGTCGTTCCACTCGGCACCAGCGCCGATGGTGGTCACGACACCTGAGTTCCAGTTCGCCGCCGTGGTCAACGTCGTCCAGACCTTGCGCTCGCGCCAGATCGAGAGCACTCGCTGGCATTTGATCGCTGCCGCCTGGCGCACCTTGAAGTTCGCGAGCGTCTCCTCGTCCTCCGTCGCCTTCGGGATGTAGCTCCCGACGTACTGCTCGACGGTGCTGTGCTCGTCGAGGCTGGTCGACGGATCGACCTGCGGGATCGACCCCTGGATAGACCCCTCGGGGTTGATCTCGATAAACGCGTCCTCGGCGCTCTCGGACCGCAGATTGAAGCGGCGATGGTTCACCGGAACGACGGGTGCCACGTCGTCAGCGCGGAACGCCGGCAGGCGCCGCGTCGCGAGGAACGTGGGGATCTCCTCCGGCACGTGCACGTCGTCGGGCAGGAGCGCGAGTTGCCTCACGACCTTGCCGGACATGTCCCGCACCTGGCCAGTGCGGTCGTCGAGAACGACCTTCGTTCCCTCGGCGCCGAGCGGAGAGTTCTCCGACAGCGTGATGATCTGCTCCATGATGTCTCTGTCCCTCTGGTGTGATGTTGGAGCGATCAGCCCTGTCGGGAGACGCCCGGTCCAGCGAGCTGGACCTCGATCGGATCGTTGTCGGCGGTCGCCGTCGTGATGTTGCTGCCCGCGAGCGCCGCGTTGGAGCCGCCCGCGGCGGTCCACGCGATGACCTTGCCCGCGGTCGTGGGCATGAGGCGCGTGCCGGGGTTCGCGATGGCCGCGCCCGCGGTGCACCGCGCGACGCCGTCGATCTGGCAGTCGCCCCACTCCTGATCAGCGATATCCGCCATCGTGACGCCGTAGAGGTCGTCGGTGACGGCCTCCGGCAGGCGCACGTGACGGTCTCCCGTCGTGGTCAGTTTGACGAACAGCCCGCCGCTAATGGTCGAGCCGGTGTTGTTGAAGACGCTCCGGATCTCGTGCGGAGCGACGTGACGTCGCAGGTTAGGTGCAAAAACAGACATGGTAGATCTCCGCGCCTACGCCGCGTCACGCGCAGCGCATCGGCGAACTGAGTTGTCGGTGTGGTTCGGTCCGCTCGCGCGGGTCAGGCCGCGCGGCCGGAAGCGCGGAGGTTGCGGACGAGCAGCGAGGCCTGCGCGTTGAGGTCGTCGATCGAGAGGTGCTTGGTCCCCTCCTGCGTGCGCAGGTAGTTGATCGCCCGCTCCACGTCGTTCCGACCCTGGAACTGCGACAGGTTCACCTGCGGCGCAGCGCCAGCGCCGGGCTTGTCCTGCACGACCGGCACGACCTGGAGACGACCACCGGCGCCGAGGCGCATGCCAGCGAACGGGTCCGCCGATGCGGTCGTCTGAGTCGCGTGCTGCCGCTGCGTCGCGAGCGCGACGGTGGGGTCAATGCCGCCGGTCGTGGTGACCGTGGTCGCGTTGCGAGCGCGCGAGAGCTGGCGCGCCTCGACGATCTTGTAGTCCTCGACGAACTTCGCCTTGTTCGCCTTGCGGTCGCGCAGGAGCGACGCGTGGATCGCTGCCTTGGTCTTGTCGTTCGGGTCGATCCCGAGCGTCGCGAGTGCCATGCCGACGTCCTCGAGCGCGGACTCCTCGTCGATCTTGGCGATCTCCTTCTGCGCCGCCTCGTACTGCGGGAGCAGTTTGTCGAGTTCGACCTTGATCTTCTTCAGGGTGTCGATCTGGCCGAGCGCAGCGGCGAGGTTCGAGACGTCGAGCGCCTGCAGGAGCGCCGCGAGATCGGTGGTCGCGTTGGCGCCCGACTCGACGGCCATCAGGATCTGCGTGTTCGTCACCTCGCCAGCGCTGCACTTACGGTGCTTGGCGAGCGTGATCGCGAGCGAGTCGCGGAGGTCGTCGGCGGGAGACTTCGCCGCCGGCGCCGGAGATGCGGTCGTGTTCATGATGGGTCCCTTTACGTTGGTGCCGGCAGGCACTTCGATCTGCTGAAACAGCTTGTCCACCTCGGCGAAAATCTCATCCGCGGTGGTGAGGTACGGAAGGTTGAAGATGCAGCGCAGCGTCTGGAGCGCGTACTCGATGTCAACGCCATCGGGCAGAATGGTCGCCGGATCGGACCATCGACGCAGTTCGTCCAGCTTGGGGCGAAGGGCGCTGTCTGGATCCGTGGGCGCGAGTTCGAACTCGTTGCGCAGCCGCTGAACGATCGTTTTCGGACCTTCGTTCGAAGGCCACTCATTCCTGTAAATCGACGCCGCGAGCGGCGGCAGCCCTTGCAAAAACGGCTGATTCGTCAGCGCGATCGACGTGAGTACCGCGCCGATCGGCTCGTTCGTGACCGGATGCCGCGCGTTGAACACGACGGATACAGACGCCCAGCGGTACTGATCGTTTCGGACGTACGTGCGCGCTCTGTCGAACCACCACGTCTGCGCCTCGAGCTTCACCTTGCCGTCGGCGCGTCGCCCCTTGCGGACGTCGAGGACCCATCCCTGCGCCGGGGCGCCGTTGACAGCGATTTCTCCGCTGGTCGCTGGCGCCTCGGACGCGTGATGCATGTCCCACTGCACGACGCCGAACTTGCCCGACTTGATCTGCTCGGCCGTGATACCTTCCGGCACAGGCTTGTACGCAGGGTGTTCGTGGAAGTTCGAGATGATCTGGTCGAACGTCGCCTCGGTGAACTCGAATTCGCCCATCCAATGGCCCTTGAACGAGCCCTCGTAAGCGACCTCGAGCCACACCGCGCCCGCGTTGTCGTTCGCGGCAGCGTCGGCTGCGGCGGCGTCAAGCAACACGCCGGGCGCGCCGCGCACCGCGGCGACCGCTTCCTTCTTCCGGCGCTTCACGTCAAATCCACTTCGTACGCGATCGCGTAGTCGTTCGTGCCGTTGGCCGCGGTGTTCGGCGTGTAGCTGCCGTTCGGCGCAGCCGCACTCGGAAGCGCGAAGGTGCCGTTCGTCACGAATGAGCCCGCGGAGATCTCGCGCACCACCATGAGCGCGCCCGCACGGACCTTCGCCTTGCGTCGCAGACCGAGCGCTGCGCCGATACCGATCGCAATTGTCGCTCCGGTGCCATCGCCCGCCGCCTCGACGATGCTCGTGATCGTCGCAAAGAACTTCGCGCTCGTCGCCGTAGTCGCCGTCTGCGCGAGGGTAACCGTTTCCGTGATGGCGTCGCCGTTCACGTCGGTGCCCGTGATGGTTGCCGTCGCGGGCGCGTCCGCCGCCGTGCCACCGGCGGTCGTGAACACGATCTGCCGCGGGTACGCAGCGAGCGCAGCGACGCCTCCGGCCGAGAACGACGTGGTCGTACGCTCGGTCGTGACGCTTGCGGTCGCGGCGCGCAGCGCGGTACCGGACGCAGCGGCGGGGTCCGTGAACTCCTCGACGTAAATCGGAGAGCGCGCGCCCGACGCAGCGACGATCGCGCGGGCCTGCGCGCTCGACATGCCGATGCGTGTCAGCGACGTAACAGAGATATCAGCCATGGTATGTCCCCTAGATCAGAGCGGATTTCGACGACGACCAGCCCGGATCGGGCAGACCGGAAATCTCCGAACCACTGCGCACGGTGAGACCGAGTCGCTTGATCTCGCGCTCGCTGCGTGAAGACAGAACGCATCTGCACGCATGTCCCCACGGTGGCCTACCGACGCTCTTCCAGAATGGATCGTCCGCGCGCAGCACGAATCCGCGCACCTTCGCGTGTGTCGCGCGGCATCGGTCGTCTTTCACCACGCGGATCTGCCAGTACGGGCGCGCCTTCAGCACGGCGGGCTGCGTCATCTGCACTTCGCGACCGCTGCTGTACGCGCCCATCGTCGCGTTGCGGAACACCGTCTCGACGTGCGACGGCTTCAGCTTCTTCCAGCCTGCTTCCGTGAAGCGCGCATCGAGCGCCTTCGAGAAGTTCGCGAGCGACTTGCCCGCCGTGATGCTCTTGCCTAGTTCGTCGAACGCGACCTGAAGCATCCGCTTCGTCTGCAGCTTTGCGATGCTGAACGCGGCTTTTTTCGCGTTGCCGACGAGTCGATCCCAGACCGAGCGCTCGACAATCTCGCGGCTCAGAAACGCGTTGATCGCCTCGAAAAACGGTTTCGTTGCGAACCCGCGCTGACCGCCTTCGAGCGTGAACGTCGACGGAGCAATCGGCTCCTCGTTCGCCGCTTCCCAGTCCGCATCCATCACGCCGAGTGCCGCGCTGTGCAGCATGCAGCGCTCGACCTCGGTCGCCAGCGCACGAACGTCCAGCGCCTTCGCGGCAGCGCGAAGCGCTGTGCGGATGTCCGCCGCCGTCGCATGTCCAACGACGGCGCGGCTCAGCGCGCGCGCCCAGCGCGTCGTGATGGTGGCGCCGCGGCGCGTGCGCGCATCGGAGATGTCCTCGGTCGTGCCATTGACGTAGCCGGGCTCCGTCGTGAGACGACGCGCGGTCGCTGCGGCAGCGGGCGCCTGCGCTGGTGGCGCGACCTCGCGAGGCTGCGGCGCGACCTCGCGCAGGCGCGCCTTCTCGACGCCGATCACACGGAGCATACGATCGAAGCCCTGCGAGCCGATGACGAGCCACTTGATCTGAGCGACGACGCCCGCGACGTCCGAGTCGACGACGTGCCGTGCGGCCCACGCCTCGCGCAGTCTGACCGCCTCCTCTTCCGCGTCCGTCTCGACGACACCGCGGCGGTCGACGATGGGCGCAAGTTTGCGGAACTGCAGGTTCGCAAGCGGTGTGCCGCCCTTCGACCAGATCTGCGGGTACTCGTCGCGCAGCTGTCGAGCGACGCTGACGGGAAACACCTTGAACCGGCTGTTGACCAGCGAGACGCGCCGGTTGTCACCGAGCGCGGGGAAGTTCGTTAGCCCGTCAGAGGGCTCCGGCGTCGCAAGATCGGCGATCTCCGAGAGCGTTGGTCCGAGCGGTCCGCTGAACAGATCGAAGTCCTCATCGGGCGAGGCTGGCTCGAGCGTCGCAGCGGCGGGCGAGGCGCCGTTCGCTGGCGCAGTCGGCGCGCCGTCGGGCTTCGCTGGCGCGCTGGACGGCTGCGCGCCCGGTCCGCCGTGTTCGCCGATTCCGGGCTCCGTTTCGGTCGGGTCGATGACCATCGCGCGCGGCGGGATGTAGCGAGCGCTGACGTCGTCCTGCGGCGACTCGACGATCTGAACGATCGCTTCATCGTTGTTCGGCTTCCTGAACCCGGTGCGCTCGCGGATCTCGTCGACGGCGACCGCGAGACCGAGATCGACGATCGAGCGGATGTTCGCGAGCTCTGCCTTGCGGTCCTTCTCCGGCGCGGTGCGCAGCGTGAACTTCGGCGCGTAGCGGAGCGCGTCGAATGTCGATAACCCGTAAAACGGCGCGTTCAGAAGCACGATCGCGTTGACGAGGTCGCGCTGCAGGACGCCGCCGATGCGCTCGCCGTCGGACGCGAAGATCAGGTACTGGTCGTCCTGGTTGACGCGCGCCTGCTGACCGCCGATGCCCTGCGGCTGAGCATCCATCGTACCGGTCGAGCCGAGCACGAGCTTGCTGATCTGCTTGTCGCAGTCCTCGATCGTGTGGTTGTGCAAGTCGCCAGACTTCGGGTCGAGCCCTTCGACGCGAAGTTTCATCCCCTTGGGCATCTTCGCGACGGTGACACCGCCAAGCGCATCGGCCTGATCGAGCGCCTCATCGAACGAGCCCGGGTCAGCGGGCGCTGTCCCGTCTTCCTCGATGATCCTCCACGGCTTCGCGTAAAGCTCGATCAAGATCATGCGGTCGCGCGCCGCGAACCGCTTGAAGTTCGACCAGTACAGGCAGCGCGGGTTCAGACCGTCGCGCTCCGGGTAGTCGCTGAACAGCCGCGGAACGAACCGGATGAACTTGCACGCGATGCGCGTGTCGAGTCCCACCGGCTGGAACTGCCCGGCGTACTGCGCAGGGTCGATCACACGCAGTTCCCGCTCTGGTCCGAGCGTCAGCCGGCGCGGGTGGATCCATCCGAGCTCAGCGACCTGATAGCGCGCGCGACTCGCGAACCGGCGATCCCAGTGGATCTCCAGCGCAGCGCGCCCGTGCCAGTGCCCCCACGCGAGATCTTCGATCGCCTGACGGAATGCGGGGATCGCGTCGAGCTGCGAACGGACCATCGATGCGATGTCCGCGGCGGTCTGCTTGTCGAGGTCGTCGCCCTGCGCGGGCGTGAGGTCGTAGTCGACCTGGGAGATCGCACCGAAGCGCTTGCGCAGAACGCTCGCAAGGTGCGGGTCGACAAGGATCGTCTCCGCGCCCGCGTCGGTCAGGTCCTGGAGCGACCCGTCCGCAGCGTCACGGATCGCGCTCTCGATGCGCGCCGGGGTCAGGCTGCGACCGAAGTGCGTGCGCCACTGCTCCGAACGCGGTACACGCTTGCTGACGAAGGCCCGCGCCAGAGACGCGGGGTCGACGTTCCAGAGCGGGGCGTTCAAGCGGTGGTTTCAGCGGAGCAGCGTGAGAAAGAGGACGGTCGCGAGGGAATGCAAGACGAACAAGACGGCGAACGGCTGCGCCTGATCCGACTGATCGACTACCGCCGACGCTGGATGCGCATCGTCTGGCCGGATGGGCGCCGGCTGGAACGACTGCGGCGCAGCACGACGATCGGCGTCGTCGTAATCGCGACGATTCGCGGCGCCATGGTGGCGCTACAGGGCGACGAGGCGCTGCGCGCGTGGGAGCGGCGCTCGATGTAGAGGGCGGCTCAGCGTCGCGCGCCGACGACCGACCAGGAGAAGCCACAACGCGGCCCGAGCCTAGCCAAAACGTACATCGTTACAGGCGGCCTGCTAGCCGCACGTTGCCGCAGCGGCGCAGATTTTTCGAGCCAGAAACAAGGCGCTTTCGATCAGCCAGCCGCACGACGCCGCACGATGGGCGTGACCGTCGCCTTCGCGATCGGTTTCGCTGGCTCCTGCGACGGGTGCAGGCCAGCCTTGATCAGTGCATGGTACACGGGCGCCGCCATGTTGTTCCGTCGCAACCACGCCGCGAGCGCCGCGCGGTAGATCCACGGCTTGTGAAACGCGTTGTAGTCCACAGGCAGCGGGTCGCGGTTCCGCTTCGAGGCACGCTGCACGGTGTCCTCGGACACCTCGCAGGCCTGCGCGATCTCCTTCCACCCTCGAAGGATCGGCTCGTCGCTCATACCCACTCCTGCATCGGCGGCCGCACCGCTGCGGCCGTCGTCGCTGCGGGTGCAGCGCGGCGCTGGCGCGGCGGGATGAGCCCCCGCTCACGCAGCGCGTCCCGCATCGCATCCCGCGCTCGCTGAATGCGCTTACGCGCCTCGTGCGGCGTCCTCGGTACGTCGGGCAGCCCCCGCAGTCGCTCCAACGCATCGGGCACGCTGAGCGGCTCCAGTGCCAGCGCGATGCCGCGCTTCGTCCGGCGCGCTCGCGAGCGCAGGACGCCCACGTCGGTCAGCTCCAGCAAGCGTAGGTCCGTGTCGCTGATACCGGCCGCGCGCACCGCAGCGTCGAGGTCGATCCGGTCGAGCAGTTCGTCTTCGCCGCACGCTGCTCCCGACCGGTTCGCGTCCGGCGAGCACGCGATGCGACCGAACTGCAGCCCGCCGCGCAGCCCATGCGTCGCGCGTGCGCCGCCGAGACGTAGGCCAGCGCCGAGGCCGAGCAGCGGGGCAGGGGAGAGCGCTGCCGCAGCAGCGTGACGGTACCCAGCGAACGCCGTAGCGCGCTGGCGCGATGGGCGCACGACGAGGTCCGCTTCGCTCGAGCGCGCCCGCGCGATGTTCCAGAGCATCGTGGCGAACCAGCCGAGGATGGTGCGCGTCACCGTGCAGCGGGTCGCCTTGCCCGCGGAACCGAGCACGCGCACGCGGTAGTTGTCGAGGCGCGTGATCTCCGCGAAGAGCCACGTGCGGTCCGCGGCGAGCGACGCGTCTGCGCCATCGATCCAGCGCTCGAGCCGGCCAGCGCTCGGCGCATCGACGTACGTGTCGTACGACGTCGGCGGCTCGCGGTGGATGGTGATGCGGCGATCGCAGTCGTCGCAGGACAGGTGGTCGCCGGACACGTCCCAGCGCGTCTCGGCAGATCGACAGAACGGACACCGGAGCATGCGGCTTCTCCTGGACGCGACCCGCGCGTCGAGTAGAATGATCGGTGTCCAAGGCTGTGGCGGCCGGCGGACGGTGCCCCCCTTCTCCGATGGCGACTCGGAGGAGGGGGTTTCTACTTGTGCGACACGACCGCCCAGATCGCGCCCGGCAGAAGACGCGACCATGCAGCGCGGAGCGCATCGTCCAGCGCTCCAACAAGCCCCGCATCGCTGCACAGATCATCGTCGAACAGTGCGCCGGCGAGCCACGTCGAGCGCAGGTTACTGCCGCTCATCGACGGGCTCACCGGATCGACCCGCACGTCCAGTCCGTCAGGACGCCGAATCGTCATCTCGTCTGGAGATGACCGCACCAGCAGCTTGGACAGGATGGGCGACGCTCCGATCGCTGCGCGCATCCGGCTGAAATACGGATCGCAACGGCCGGAGTATGGCAACACCATCGCAACGCGCACGAGTTCGCCCGGGCGCACGCCGACCATACCGTCAAGCCCTGGCTTCTCTCCATCCGACAGAATCGCAGGCCTGCGCACCTGACAGAAGAGTGCGCCGAACAGAACCGCCGGCACCGCTACATCGCTCGGTGCACCGCGTTGCTCGAACAGTCGCCGCATCGCCGTCTGCATTACGCTCTCCTCCGAACACTCGATCGTGAGACTCTCCATCAAAACCCTCCTGTGTCGTTCATCTCGCGTCGTCCCCGCGTCATAGGCTTGCGCTCCGTCGGGCGCACCGTCAAGTCTACCTGTACGAGCGCCAAGATCGCCGCCTGCATCACGTCGCCGTGGCGAGCGCCGTGCTTCGGTACCACGATCCCGATGCGTCCGCCCGGGAGCACGCGACTGCGCGTATCCTCCAGCTGCTTCCGCAGCACCGGGTCATCAGGCAGGTCGATCAAGCCCTCCTGCATCCTGCGACGCATCTCCGCAAAGCGCTCGCCGATCTCGTCCGGCTGCTGGCTCACGGGCTCGTAGATGATGTCGAACGTGCGGTCCTGCTCGCGCAGTTTCGACAGTTCTTCGTCCGTCGTCTCGCGGCTGTGGTAGTCGCCCTGGATCTTGCGCGCCCTGTACCTGCGGCACTTCTGCGCGAAGTCGCGCACCACCTCGGACGGCTTCAGCGACACGCCCTTGTCTGGGCGCTTCTCTTCGTGGTACGCGAGCGCAGCCTTGACGACCTCGCGACCGTCGAGCGTCGCGCGCATCGGACGCGCGATCGCGAGCGCGCTGCTGTTCTTCGTGAAGCCCCAGTCGGACCCTGCGCTGTGCGGCACGCCAAGTTCCGGCGCGAGGTACATGTCGCGCTTCTCGTTGATGCTCTTCTCGATCGCGTCGAGCGGAAAGAACGCCTTGTTCCCAGCAGCAAGCGGTAGCGCGTCGAACTCGCGTTGTGCCTTGTCAGGATCGTACCGGCGCACGCGATCGATGTCCGCCTGCGGGTAGGCCGGGTTCATGCTGCGCGTGTCCGAGTGGAACGCGAGCGCGTCGGCGGGGCGCCCGAAGAAGCGCAGGAACAGCCGATTGAACGAGTCGTCTTCGGACCACGGTGACGACACAACCCACGCTTGTGCGCCCGGCAGAAGGCGACCGAGCACGGCATCGATGTTGTCGCCGAGGTTCACCGCGGCCTCGTCGTCGTCGTGGAACGCGGCCTCGTCAAACAGGATGCCAGCGAGCCACGTGCCGCGCAGGTTGCCGCCGCCCTTGTCCGCGGCGATGCGCATGATCTTCACGAGCGCGCCGTCGGGACGTCGCACCGTGATCGACTCCGCTTTGTCCTCCTCGATCAACTTGCTGAGGACCGGGCTCTTCTTCATCGTGCCGCGGATGTGTTCCAGCGGCGCTGCACCGTGATGCAGCTTCGGGCCGACGATGAGCGCGCGCACCTCCTCGCCGGAGCGCACGCCGATCATGCCGTCCGCCTGAGGACGTTCGCCCTGCTTCGGGTCCGGTGGCCGTCGAAACTGGCAAAATAGCGCGTTGTAGAGGAGCGAGAGCGCAGCGATCAGGGACTTCGCGGCGCGGACACCGGTCCGCAGGATGACGAGGCTAGGTCGACCCGACGGCAGCCGCTCCGTGTTGAAGTGGAACAACATCCGGTCGCGCGGAAGGATGTCTTCGATCGATCGTCCGTCGACCGCGGACAGGAGAGCGATCTGCGTGTCCGACGCTGGTAGGTCGCCCATGTCGCCGCGGCAGACCATGTCGCGAAACGAGAGATCGCGCGGAAGCTCCCGGTTCTTCTCCGGGTCGCTCATCTCGAGGAACAACGCGGCGTACGGGTTCGCGTGCATCTACAGCGAGCACCTCATGCGGCGATGCGCATCACTCCGGCGTACTCCTCGACGAGTTGCCGCAGCGTAACATACGGGCTCGCGTCCGCCCGCGCATCGATGCGGAACCCAGCCGCCTGCGTGTGCCCGCCCCCGCCGTTGGCCTTCGCCAGCGCGAGCGACGACACCGCGCCGCGCGACCGGCACGACACGACCATCCGCGCGCGACCGTCCTCCATCGCGTAGTGCCAGCCGAGCACGAGATCCGCTTCGCTCGACAGACGCTCCGCGATGTCGCTCGTGTGCAGCCCCTCGAACACTACGACGCGCAGCCCGCCGGCCTCGAACCGGTACGCCTCCGCGATCGATCGCTCGTCACGCTCCGCGTCGCGCTGGAGCAGGACGTCGCCGATCTCTAGGCGCGCAGCGAGCGCGTCGATGGGTGCGCCGATCAGCATCTCGGGCGGCCAGAAGCGCAGCGCCGCAGCCTGTGCGCACGCTTCGCGCCAGCGCGGATCGTTGCGCTGCCACGTGTCGCGGATGCCAGCGAGCTTGGCGAAGTCGAACAGCGCGTAGTAGTCGCTCGGCTGGCGCTGCGTCGCCGCGACGCGATACCACACCTCGCGAAACGCCAGAGTCGCACCGCTCACGCTCGGCTCGCGCTCCTCGTCCGCAAACACGCCGCGTTCTCCGAACGCCTCGACGATCTCGCGCGCGCCGCGATGGTGATCCAGTACGATCGCGCCCGCGCCGACGAACTCCTTCACACGCGCCTCGGGCGGCATCATGTCGCAGAACAGCATGCCAGGCTCGGCGCGCAGATCGCGGTGCGCCGCGGTGTTGTACTGCACGAACTCGATTCGTGCGCTAGGGAGCGCGTCGTGCAGGATGATCGCCGACGCGATGCCGTCGGCGCATCCTTCGTGCGTGACGAGCGTCCGGACTCGGAGCAGGTAGTCGATGTCGAGCATGGGTGTACCTAGGATGAAGGATGCGTAGAAGAATGCAAGTCAGGAGCGAGGCCGAGACGCCAGTTCATCCACCGTCCGCACAACGCCCTCGTACGCCTGCAACTTACCGGTCTCCAGCGCGCAGCCCTCGACGTCGCCATGCTTATGATACCGCGTTGCAGTCGCCTCGCATGCTTTCGCCTGCAGCTGGACACGTCGCGCGACCTCGCGCAGCGCTTCGACGGCGCCATCATGTCGAGCCTGCTTGATCGCATCTAGCAGTACGGGCCTGATGTCCACTGGCTCGTCGCGAACTAAGCGATCCGCTATCTCCTGTGCCACATCAATCGCCGACCGCATCGTCGTCTCGTCGCTCATTCTCGCCTCCGTCTTGCGCCGCACATCGCGGACACGCTCTTCCACGCTAAGATTATACAACACTACGCGAACCTGTCAACAACGATCACGCAGATCGGTCGCAGCATGTGCGACCGCGTCGCTGGCGTCCGGGCCAGCGTCCGGGCAGTGCTTCGCTCGGCACTCGTTGCAGCCGTGGTCGTCGCACTCCTCATCGCACGCTGGACACGGTGCGCGACCGCGCGCCGTGAACGGGCACGCGGTCAGCAGCAACGCGCTCGCGAGGAGCGCGGCAAGCATCAGCATCGTCTTCATCGTCCCCACCTCCGCGCAGCGACACGCCGCTGTATCTCCGACTCCGGCACGATCATCGGCGAGTGATGGATCGCGCCGCCGAGCCGGTTGCGCTCTGCGTGTCGCTGCGCTCGCGCCCGCGCGCTCTCGCGATCGCCCTCGTAGATCACCGGATCGCGATGCGTGCAGCTGTCGTCGTGCACGTGCGGTCCGGGCAGATGCCACGGACCGACCCATCCCACCCCGCACTCGATCGCGTACCGGAAGCCGCGCGCCTCGCCGCTGTCCTCGCGGGCGATCTGCGCGGCACGCTCCGCGCGCTGGGCGCGAAGCCGATCTGCTGCGTTCGTAGGCTTCAGCACCATCCGTCGCGCTCCAGCCGATCGACGAGGTGCGGCAGCCGATCGCGCGCCTCCTGCATCCGACGCGCGATGTCGGGGAACCGGACCAGGGTATCCGGCAACGGGCGATCGTTCGCGTCGCAGTAGCTCGGGTGCGTGCCCGTCGGGGCGTAGTACGCGTTCATCGCCTCATTCCAGATCGACCAGCCGGTGCCCGAGCTCAGCTTGATGATCGCCTTGCAGTCGCCGCTCGCCATAGCCGCCCGCATCGCCTCAACCGTCGTCGCGTTGTTCATATGAGTTAGTATATACACTCGTAGACCATCGTCAAGCACCATTTCGTGAATCGGTCGCAGGCGCACCTACGTCCAGTATCGCACGCTGGACGTAGGTGGCGGGCTGCGCTCATCGCACGAATCGGAGACGCTCGATCAGCGCGGAGCAGGTGTCGATTGTTGCGCCGTCCAGGTCCGCGTCGCTCGCGCCGAGCTTCCGCGCGTACTCGATCTGCGCCTTGCTCGCAGGCTTGGCGCGGCGCTGCGTCCGGCGCTTCGCGCTACGCGCCTTGCGGATCTCGCGCTCGCGATCGGTGAGAACCTTCTCGACCGCCGCGACGAGCCGCCCGTCGTTCGTTCTGCGGCAGCAGTCCTGCCCGACCTTGAAGCGTGCGCCGCGCGCATCCTGGATCTGGCAGACGATC